GCACGAAGCACGTAAAAACATTCCACCCAAAAACCCGGTTGATGTTGGTAAACAACTGGCAGCCGCGCGCGGTGAATATGTCGAAGGCATCAGCGACCCGAACGATCCGAAGTGGGTTCATAACAATTACAGCGCCTCAAATCAGGGTGAAAAAGAAGAAGTGGTGCCGGAAGAAAAACAACCAGCAGCAGAGCCGGAGGCTGTCACCAGAAACGCAGACGGGACTTTCGACGTTTCAGCGCTGTTCAGTGCCCCCTCAAATCAGACCAAAAAAACGGAAGCCAGAACAGAAAGAGATGGAGAGATGCGGAAAGAAAGCAACCAGCGGGAAACGGCTGGTGATGCAGTGCAGGAAATTACAGCAGACGGTGGATCAGGTACTGGCGGTGATGAAGCTGGCGAAGCGGCAGATTCCATAGAAAACGGAAATATCACTGTACCTGATGATATACAGCCAGGCATTTACTATGACATCCCTAACGAGGCGTATCACGCTGGCCCGGGCGTCAGTAAATCACAGCTTGATGATATCGCAGACACACCAGCAATTTATCTGTGGCGTAAAAATGCCCCCGTGGACACGGAGAAAACAAAGACTCTCGATACAGGAACGGCTTTTCACTGCCGGGTACTGGAACCAGAGGAATTCAGTAAACGCTTCATCATCGCACCGGAGTTTAACCGCCGTACCAGTGCAGGAAAAGAAGAAGAGAAAACCTTTCTGGAAGAGTGCGCCCGGACAGGAAGAACCGTGCTTACGGCAGAAGAAGGCCGGAAAATCGAACTTATGTACCAGAGTGTGATGGCGTTACCGCTGGGGCAGTGGCTGGTTGAAAGCGCCGGATATGCTGAATCATCAGTCTACTGGGAAGATCCGGAAACAGGAATTTTGTGTCGGTGCCGTCCGGACAAAATCATCCCTGAATTTCACTGGATCATGGATGTGAAAACCACTGCTGATATCCAGCGGTTCAGGACAGCTTATTACGATTATCGCTACCACGTACAGGACGCTTTCTACAGCGACGGTTATCGGGCGCAGTTCGGTGAGATACCCATCTTCGTCTTCCTTGTTGCCAGTACAACCGCCGAATGTGGGAGTTACCCGGTTGAGATTTTCATGATGGGTGAAGACGCAAAACTGGCAGGTCAGCGGGAATATCGTCGCAATCTGCAAACCCTGGCCGAATGCCTTAATAACGATGAATGGCCTGCCATTAAAACTTTATCACTGCCCCGCTGGGCGAAGGAGAATGCAAATGCCTAAACAGCCACCTATTGCAAAAGCCGACCTGCAAAAAACACAGGGAGCACGCACCCCGACGGCAGTGAAAAATAACAACGATGTGATCAGCTTTATCAACCAGCCTTCCATGAAAGAACAACTGGCGGCGGCCCTGCCCCGCCACATGACAGCGGAACGCATGATCCGGATAGCCACAACGGAAATCCGAAAAGTTCCGGCGCTGGGTGACTGTGACACCATGAGTTTTGTCAGCGCCATCGTTCAGTGTTCCCAGCTTGGGCTGGAGCCCGGCGGCGCGCTCGGTCATGCCTACCTGCTGCCGTTCGGAAACAAAAACGAAAAGTCAGGCAAAAAAAACGTTCAGTTAATTATTGGCTACCGGGGAATGATCGACCTTGCCCGCCGTTCCGGACAGATTGCCAGCCTTTCCGCGCGCGTCGTCCGCGAAGGTGACGACTTCAGCTTCGAGTTTGGTCTGGAAGAGAAGCTGGTACACCGTCCGGGTGAGAACGAAGATGCACCGGTTACTCATGTCTATGCCGTTGCCCGCCTTAAAGATGGCGGCACACAGTTTGAGGTAATGACCCGTAAACAGATAGAGCTGGTCCGGGCACAGAGCAAAGCCGGTAACAACGGCCCGTGGGTTACTCACTGGGAGGAAATGGCAAAAAAAACCGCCATACGCCGCCTGTTCAAATACCTGCCTGTATCCATTGAGATCCAGCGCGCGGTATCAATGGACGAAAAGGAGACGCTGACTATCGATCCGGCTGATGCGTCTGTCATCACAGGTGAGTACAGCGTCGTCGAAAACGCTGGCGTGGAAGAGAACGTGACCGCATAACGGCGGCTGGCGGTCGCTGACCGACTGAAATGAAGGTGCTTTATTAATGTACAAATATAGAATAACCGCCATCGTCAAAAAGCCGGGTAATTCCCCGACAAACTGGGTTCGTTTTTCTGACAAAAAAAATGAATAAAGCCGAGTGTGAAAAAATGCTGTCCGGCAGAACTGAAGCCGGAAAATCACGCGAAGAGAAAGTCACGCTGGAAGAGTTTAAATGTATTAAGGAATAAAGATCGCCTGCTGAATAATTAATTAACCGTAAAAATGCTTTTAAACACCGCTCACGCGGCGGGATTCGTACAGCCTGAATGAGGGAGGTAATTGCAGCATGAAGAAGCCTGTCTGTATGTTCTGCGGAGCCCCGGCCACCCTGCTTTGTGACGGGATCATCGGCTGGGATGCCGATGAGGACAAACACGGGTACATAACAAAATGTCGTGGCATGTTCACCTGCGACGCGCCCGTGTGCCGGGACTGCGCTACATGGCATGGCAACATCTTCATCGATGGGAAGATCCGGATGATTGATACACGCGACCTTTGCCCCCTATGCCAGAAGTTACACGAAGCCGGCGAATCCATACGCGTTGCAGAGCACCGGAAAAACTCCGCCCTGCCGCAACCCTGCCTGACTGAAGAGCAGGCTGACAGGATACGCGCCGCGCATTGGGCAGGATTTACAGGACGGCGCGCCGGAGATGTAAAAGTTTTACCGGGCGGCGGTCAGCAGTCCTTCAAATTTTAACCTGATCATTGATGTTCAACCCCGACCGACCGCCACACCGTATAGTGGGCGGCGGTCATGAAGCAAAGAGACATGACTATGAGCTTTGTGAGACTTGAAACCTGGGGTGAATTAAATTATCCCGATGATCCACCACCTCTCACAACATTAAGACGATGGGCGCGAAACGGAAATATTTACCCGACTCCAGTATTACATGGCAGGACGTATCGGGTTAATCCGGACGCGTTTTATATCAAGCCGAATAAAGTGGGACTGGTGCTTGAACAACACCATCCTAACGGGCGAACTGGTAAAAAAAGTGCGTTGCTGGAGCGGTTAATAAATGAGTCAAAAAAAGTATGATGCCAATCTACCTAAAAATCTAACATATCGTAAAAATGATAGGGCATTTTACTGGCGAAACCCGGTTACCAAAAAAGAAATTGCCCTAGGCCAAATTGCTCGCCGTGATGCCGTGGCACAGGCAATTGAAGCAAATAATTATATTTACCAGAACTACACCCCTGCCGCCCTGATAGAAAAGTTAAAGGGGAGCGATACGTTTACCGTTTCAATGTGGATAGACCGCTATGACGTGTTACTAAAACGACGAGATTTAGCGGCCAACACATACAAAATTCGCGGCAATCAGTTAGCGACCGTGCGCGAAAAAATGGGGGAAATGATACTGGCAGAGGTGACCACGCGGCATATTGCTGAGTTTCTGGAGTCATGGATCGCGGAAGGTAAAAACACGATGGCGGGGGCGATGAGGTCTGTACTATCTGACATGTTTCGTGAGGCAATTGTGGAAGGAAGAATAACAACGAATCCGGTTGAGCCAACCCGAGCACCTGAAATTAAGGTTGCCAGGGAACGCCTGCAACTGGAAACATATAACGCCACGCGGACGGCGGCAGAACATCTGCCTGTGTGGTTTCCTCTTGCGATGGATCTCGCGCTGGTTACTGGTCAACGCCGTGAGGATATAGCTAACATGAAGTTTAGTGATATCGTTGATGGTCGCCTACACGTAACCCAGATAAAGACAGGAATGAAGATAGCATTCCCCCTATCCCTGACCCTTGAGGCGCCAGGGTTACGTCTGGGAACGGTTATCGATCGCTGCCGGCTGGTAAGCAGAACCGATTTCATGATCAGTGCCGGAATCAGGAAAAATAGCCCGACCGGGAATATTCACCCGGATGGGCTGACAAAGAAATTTGTAAAAGCCAGAAAAATTTCAGGCGTTAAATTTAGTGATAACCCACCGACATTTCACGAGATCCGTAGCCTGGCTGGTCGGCTGTACAAAGACGAACGCGGCGAGGAATTCGCTCAAAAACTACTGGGCCACACCTCAGAGAACACCACGAAACTCTATCTCGATGAACGCGATAATAAAGCTTACGTGATGCTCTGATTTTGTTGTAAAAGAAATGTTAAACTGGATTTGGATGTGATA